GGGTTGGCAGTCGTCTTCGCGAGTACAATTTGCGGTACGGCAACCTAGCTATTGATGGCGACAGGGATAACCCAGGGCTGAATGGTGCGGATCAGGTGTTTTATGCGCCGACAAGAAATGGGGTTGCACAGCCTGCTTTTTGTGGTGCGTTTACGCCTTCATCGCAGACACGTTTTGGTGTTTACAGTGGTGTCCCGAACGGAACGCCATTCCGCCCAAATTGGAAGATTGTTTCCGTCCCAGAAGACTCGGATAAAAAAGCAAAGAAACAAGCCAAAAATCAACAGAAAAAATATGTCGATGAGTATTTAATGGACGAGCATCCTTTTGGAGGCGGCTCAAAAGATACTGACAAAGACGCTGAACGATGCGGTCAACCTGGCACTGGCACGAACTATGCAAGGCGCGTGGGAATCGTCAAACACAAAAGTGTCAGCGGAACGGAAACAACAGTTACACACACGGTCAGAGATCAACACCGAGAGCATGAGTCCTGGCAAAATGTGAAGCGTGAAGTTGAATGTCAGGTTGGTGACACTATTGACGTTTTGATTGGTAGGGACAGACAGAAAGAAAAACCCTTTTCAGTCGGAAGCGATGTCGAGCCTGTTGATTTAAGTGACATTCGATCTGCAGTCCAGGCTGAGTCGGCAAGATACGACGCCATGTTCAAGCGTGGCTCGACTTGGATGATTGGCCGGACAACCTGGAAAGTAATTAGCCGCAGCACCCAAGAGGTATACGATGCGTCAAACGCTGATCATGTAGATAACGGAATCTTGGTAACGCTTGAGTGTATTGAGACTTGGAGTCGCCTGCAAAAGAAGATTGGCATTGTTGATAAAGATGCAATCACAGTGAAAGACCGCGTTCCATTTACACAGGTAAATGACGACATTCATGAGGCTTGGTATCCACTGCTGAAGTATGAGATTGGAACGTTCCAGAACACCCGAGCTTGCGATGTAACTGAGATCGGCATCAAGTCACAAGTCTGGGCAAAGTTTGAAGGAATAACCAACTTCAACACTGTTCCGTCTCCTAGAAATCTTGTTAGGGCTAATGAAGACAACATTTCTTATACAGAAGGGAAGGTAACTTCATTTGCGCATCGAATGTCGTTTTTTGCTCTTGATGTGCGTCCAAGCAACTACGACGAATCAGAAAGCAGCAACAAGGGTTGGGTAAATATAGGCCCTTACCTCTTTGCTGTTCTTGGTAACTCTCCTGTCGATGTATATTCATTCATCAGGATTACGCACCCTGAGCGCAAGCAGTTTGAATATCGCTTGCGCCCATTTAATAGCGCTATCTTTGTGAACCAAAGCAATGGCGAGGGCGATGTTTTTGTTTTAGATGGAGGGCGAACTGGCGCGGAGTCTTGGCCTGGTGAAACTATTTATGGGAAGTTTCAAATCAGAGCCCGTGGCTACAAGCAAGAGCCACGAAATAAGTTCGTTCACTTTGAGATGGCTGCAGTGCCCGAAGTTGTTGATGCAGATGGTGACGGCAATATTGATATTGTTTTTGGCACGCCTGGCAAGGAAAACCAACCCCTCACCTTGAGCCCCCAAGCAGTCAGCATCATAGCTAACGAGACTAAGGAAAATTACAAGCAAGGAGATGAAATTCTTGATAGAACTGAAAGCAACATTTATGCAAACGCATTGGGGCTCGATCCTTATTTTGACGGCCTTGACCCAGGTGACACTGCGGAGCTTTCCTGGGAGTACACTCGCGTGTCAGGAAAAGAAGTGTATATGACGCTTCACTTAGTTGCTTATGAGCAAAACTATGCTCATACTCCTAGAAATAAATGGTGGCGCGTTGACCGTGTTGAGCTGCTGAACTACAACGGCGACTACGAAGAAGGTAACACCTTTGATAAATACTCAAGAAACATCAATGGCGTTCAGTTTGCGTTCAAGTACGAATTTGTAAAAAATACCAGCTCTGGCGGCACAGTTTCGCACAACAGGACTGCAACACGATTGTGGCAAAGATACAGCGGTGTTGCTGAGGTGTCTCACTACGGTGATTTGATTAGCCGCAGCTGTGATAGCGGCCCAGAGCATGAGCTTATGTATGTTAACGAAACATTGTCAGAAGAGACCATCCCTGACTACGACGGCTGCGCAATGGCGGGTTTGAAGCTCAAATCAAGCGACAACTTCAACCAGCTTGATCAGCTTCGGACATACGTCAAGAATGGTATTGAGGTGGAGCGTCTGGTCGAAGGAGGCACGGGATCAAGCAATCTGTTGACTGACCTGCTCTGGTATTTGGTAACGAATAAAGACACTGGAGCGGGCAATATTCTCAACAGTGATCTTGTGGACAAAGAGCTGCTGACGACGACTGGTCGTTACTTGGAAGCTAACAAGCTGTATTGGGATGACGTAATTACAGAGCCCGTCAATCTGCGGAGTTGGTTGTCTGAACAGGCGCCAAGTGTTTTGTGTTTTGTGTCCTTAAAAAACGGCAAGATGGGCATGGAGCCTGCATTGCCTTACGACTCAAATCACGAGATTGATGCAAGCGACCCGGTTACGATCTCCGCAATGTTTACTGAAGGGAACATTATTGAAGACAGTCTTGAGATTACATGGCTTGAGCTTGAAGAGCGCAAGATGTTTCAAGCTGCAGTTATCTACCAGCAATCACGAGTCAATCAGTTCCCTGAGCAGAAGACACTGATTGCTTACTACGGTTCAGACAACAGTGATCTGCCGATTGAGGAGTTTACTTTCCAGCACATCACCAGCGATGAGCACGCAGCAAAAGTTGCCCGGTACTTCCTGTCTCTGCGTAAGAACCTGACCCACACGATTACGTTCAAAACGTTGCCCTGGGGCTTGAACTTAGAGGCTGGCAAGTTTATCCGTGTTGCGAGTGAGATGAGCCCATATCGTCCCGACAATAACGGCATCATTCAGGACGATGGAACGATTGTATCCATCAATGCGTTGGATGACGGAGACTACAGCGTTTATTACTGGGAGCGGAAGACAACTGCTGTTAACGAGGGAACTTTGCGCGTTAAAGACGGCAAAGCAACGGAACTGTTTGATTCGGTGTTTAGCCTGAAAGAAAGCGACAACAGCGATTCTCAGATTTATCAAATTGAGGCATTGGATATTGACCAAGACGGCATCGTCACGATCAAGGCCAGTAACTACGCAGTTGACGCCAACGGCGTTAGCCAGCTTGCTATCGACGTTCTCGACACTGCAGGCGCGATTACAATCGAAGGAGATATTGGCGAGTAATGGCATTCCCTGCTCATGAGCCCACTGGCCGGTCTTTTGACGCTGGTGATTATCGCTATAAAACCTTCTCGGCTCAATCTGGCAAAGAAGTTCGCATCCTTTACGGTGACAAGCGAACTGGCATGAAGCTGCAACTGCAGTACGCCAACATCGCTGACACGGCAGCTGATGACTTCATCACCCATTACGACGAGGTAAAGGGTGGCTTTGATGTGTTCACACTCCCGTCTGAGTTTCGCGCAGGCTGGAACGGCGATGAAGACGCAATCGACGCTGCAACTGGGAATGACTGGCGATACGAGTCAGCACCGCAGATTACGTCTGTGCGTCCGGGCACCAGTAGCGTTACAGTCAACTTAATTGGTGTGCTCTGATGGCAAAGGTTTACACCGGCAGAGATGGCGTAATGCAGCTTGCTGGAACGACCCTTGCCAAGGTCGTTAACTTTGCTGTGTCCAGCAATCTGGAGACGCTTGAAACCACGACTCTTGGGGATGGGGTAAGAAGTTATAGCCCCGGTGTTACGGGTTATTCCGGCAGTGCAACGTTGTTGTATTACAAGGACGACGACGACAACGTCAACACCTCGGACTTATTGAGCAGCTTGATTAAAACCGGCACGGATGGAGTCAGTTCAAGCGACACGGTTGAGTTGACGTTTCGTTGGGTTGATGGAACGGACAATAATGACATTAAGCTGACGGCGTACATCACAAGCGCAAACATTGGCGCAGCGACTGGTGACATTGTCAGGGCTGAAATTGCGTTCCAGGGAACTGGCGCTCTTGCCACTGCATCCATCGGGTCATGACTGTTTATCTTGGAACGCACGGCAAGGTCGAGCTTAAACGTGCTTTCGATGGCGGCGTAGTGTCTTCAACAATCAAAGCTGACGACGTAAACGCAACAGCAAAACGTTTTAGCTTTGATTTTGACCATGGTCAGTTGCTAACTGGCGATCAAATTGAGATTACAAGCACGGATGACAGCGCTCTTGACTTCATCGATAGCTACACAGATTCAAGCGTAAAAAAGTTTATCTACGTTGACGAGCTAGATGGGATCAGGCTTTACGACAGTTTTGCCAACGCAGTGGCTGGCGGCAAAACCAACGCAACGTCGCTTGCTGCCCCTGGGGACGACATACCTGTTGAAGTGGAGGTCAAGAACGCAAGCCACCGTGTGATCGCGCAAGTTAACAGTTTTGAGATAAACACTGAACGAGAAACTGTTGACACGACCTCGCTGTCAGACGAGTTCAGGACCAGGGTCAACACGTTGATTTCTGGCTCAGGAAGAATTAGTGCATTCTGGGAATACACCGGAGACACAACCAACGAGCTGCCTAATTACATGATGGAGCTTGCGCTAAGAACGCGAGTCGGCAGTAATTTTGAAGGCAGGTTCTACCTGAAGGTTAAAGATTACAACCCAAGCGGCGTTACAGATCGTTCAAATGATGAAATTTGGTATCAAGCGAATGGAATTATTACGGCAGCAGCTGTCCAATTTGCTCCAGATAATACGGTCCAAATAACTGCTGACTTTATTACGACTGGCGAAATCCAGATCCGCATGAACCTAGAGACCGCCGACACCACCCTGACAGAAGGCGGCGATGAAGTCGTTCTTGATCAAGACGACACTGCTAGCCTGGATCTGGATAGTGACGAGGACTAGGAGCCCCGCTAATGGCTGACAAAAAGATCAGCGAGCTTAATTCGCTCACCGGCTCCGCTCTAGCTACCGGAGACCTTGTTGCTGTCGTAGACACTAGCGCCAGCGAAACCAAAAAACTGACGGTTGGCGCTCTCATCGAAAACGGCGTTGACCTTATCGCAAACAGCAGCATCCCTGGCGCAAAAGTGCTGTTTGGCACGGGCGAGGTTGCTGGAACGGCACTTGCAGATGGTGGCGTTACTACAGCCAAGGTTGCCGATGACGCAATCACAGCGGCAAAGATCGCCAATGAAGCGACCTGTGATCTTGTCACAACACTGCCTAGCTCTGGCGCTTATACGGGCCAGCTTGCTTTAGACACGGATGATAACAAAATCTATATTTGGGACTCAAGCGCATGGCAGTCAGTTAAAGGCGCTGGTTCGGTCAACGCTGTTGTCGGATCTAGCAGCGGCATCGTCAACATCACCATTAGCACTAGCGGTGACACGGTAACGATTACGCCGTCGCTAGATAACACCAGTGCAGGCGCACAGTTTCTTGCTGGGCCTACGTCTGCCGCTGGTGCGGCCAGCTATAGAGCGATTGCAGGTGGTGACCTGCCGACTGCTACCAGCTCAGCCAAGGGAGCTGTGACAGTAAACGGCAACGGCCTAGTGCTGAGCGGCACTGAGCTGCGCGTTAATAACACTGTTACAGCAGAAACGACTGAGCATCATCTTGTTCAATACGACGCCAACGGCCTGATTACTGCTGGCCGCGTCATCGCAGCAGGCGATTTGCCTGCGGCAACGTCTAGTGCGAAGGGTGCTGTCGTCCCTGGATCGGGTCTAAGTGTTGCTTCTGGTGGAACGCTAAATCACACCAACAGCACAACGGCTGGCACTTTTACCAAGGTCACTGTTGACGCTCAGGGCCACATCTCAAGTGCAGTCAATCTTGCTGCTGCTGACATTCCAGACCTTGATGCAGCCAAGATTACATCAGGCGCTCTTCCGACTGCACGGATTGCCAACGATGCAATCACCGCAGCCAAGTTGGCGGATTCTTCAGTCACCAAGTTCGGTGGGGCCGGGGCGACAGATAATGTCGTGGTCTTTCCTGATGGTGACTTTAAGGGACAATTCTTCTTCGACGAGAAGAACGAAGATCTTTACATTTATACATCAGAGAGTTTTCTGCCGATCACGGTTATTAGCGGCAACCTTGTTAACGCTGGAACGTATAACGCCAACACTAATCAGCTAAGCAGCGTCACAACTGCAGGCTCTGCCGCTGGTTTTACAAACGGGTCGGCCCTCCCGCAGCCAGCAACCGGCAATCTAAATTATTACGTGGTCGTGGATACGAGCGGCACCGGTTCGGGCAATGCCCCAGCAGTTGCTCTGGCACCACCGGACATGTTGATTTCGCTTGGCACGGGTTCAACGTTCCAGCTGATTGACGTGTCTAACGCTATTGCTGGTCAGACAGCAAGCAACATCTCTGTTGTTGCTGCTGGCAATATCAGCAGCACGGATGTGCAGGCTGCACTGCAAGAACTTGATACTGAAAAGGTTGGCAGTGCCAGCCCGTCGTTTACTGGAACGGTTGCGCTTGGTCAGAACGCCACGTTGTCGTTTGAGGGCTCGTCAGACAACTCGTTTGAAACAACTCTGACGGTCACTGATCCGACGGCTGACAGAACTTTGGCACTGCCCAATGTCACCGGCACTTTGGTGAGCACGGGCGATAGCGGCACTGTTACCAGCACGATGATTCTGGATGGCACGATCGCCAACGCAGACATCAGCGCAAGTGCAGAGATTGCAGTTAGCAAGCTCGCAAACGGTACTGCACGTCAACTGCTGCAAACAGCTTCTAACGGCAGTGATGTTGAGTTCACCAGCAATGTAGACATTCCTGGAACGTTGGACGTGACAGGCGTTGCGACGTTTGATAGCACCACAACGTTTGTTGGTAATGCCACCTTCAACGGCAGCATCATCTTCGAGGGTGCTACTGCTGATGCGAATGAGCTGACGCTGACGGTTGCTGATCCAGCGGCTGACGTTACGGTCACAATTCCTGCAAGCACTACAACCCTTGC